GCTGACCGGCCTGGGGATCCCCCTGGTCCAGATCGGGGCGGCCAGCCAGGGGCACTGGCACCCCGAGATCCCCGGCGCGCTGAACCTGGTCGGACGCACCGACCTGCGCGACTGGGTGCGGCTGGTTTACCACGCCGACGGGGTGATCTGCGGTGTTACCGGCGCCATGCACCTGGCGGCTGCCCTGCAGCGCCCCTGCGTCGTTCTGGCGGGCGGCAGGGAAGCCTGGTGGTGGGAGGCCTATGTCCGGGAGAACGCCGGTCTGGGAGGCCTCCAGACGGCGCAGCAGCTCGCCATGCCCCACCGATTCCTCCACACGATCGGCCAGCTGGACTGCTGCCTGGCGCACGGCTGCTGGAAGAACAAGGTCCTGCCCATGAACAGCGACCCGTCCATCTGCAAATACCCGGTCGTCCAGCCGGGCCAGGCGGTGGCAAAATGCCTGGACATGATCACCCCGGAACACGTCGTCGAGGCCGTCATGAGCTATTACGAGGACCGCAGCCTACCGCCCCTGAAGCCCCTGGATGAGGTTGTACGCTACCGTTCACCGGCCGTGAACGATCCCGTTCATCCGGCCGTGTATCCGAAACTCGCCGCCGATGCCCGCCTGGCCGTAGAAGCGCCGCCCGCGCAGGCCGCTAGCCGCCCGGGGACGGCCGAGGACAAAGATATCTTTGACCACCCGATCATCGGCGGGAAGTTCACGGTCTTCGTCCTGTTCTACGGCCCCAAGGAGTTTCACCCGCTCCACATGCGGTGCCTGAACTCGATCATCTCGACCTGCCCGCCCAACCGGATCGACCTGCGCGTCGGCTCGAACGAGCTGTGCGAGGAGACCTGCGCCGTGCTGGACCGCCTGGCCGAGCACGGGATCATCACCAACCACTACTGTCACCCAGAGAACGCCCTGAAGTACCCCGTGATGCGCGAGATGTTCCACGACCCGGAGCTGCCGATCACCACGAACTACCTGCTCTGGTTCGACGACGACTCGATCGCCGACCGGAACCCGCAGTGGCTCACGCTGCTCACCCAGGCGATCCTGGCCAATCCGGAGGCCGGGCTGTTCGGCGCCGACATGACGATCCGGCTGGCGGGCGCGCAGCAGCAGCTGTTTCGCGCGCGGCCCTGGTATCGGGGCAAGCCGTTCCGTCTGAAGAACAAGACCCCCGCGCCCAACGGCGACCACGCGGTGTTCGTGGCGGGCGGCTTCTGGTGCATGAAGACCGAGGCGATGCGCGCCGCCGATGTACCGGACCCGGAGATCACGCACAACGGCGGGGACTACACGATCGGCGAGCAGCTCTATCAGGCCGGGTATGACGTTGTCGGTTGGAACCGCCAGAAGCAGTACATTTACACGTCGAGCGTGCCGCGGCGGGGAGCGTCGCAGCCGCACTTCGGAACGACCAACTGGCAAACCCAGATACGAGGCCAACGATGAGCTGGATCACGCTGAGCCGCGATGACTTCTTCAAAATCGTCGCGGCGCCGGATTTCATTGAGCACAATCCGGCCTTTGCGCCGGTGCAGGAAAACCTGGCGCAGTGCAAGGCGGCCTACGACGAAAGCGCCAAGAAAAAAAGCTGCAGCTGCGGCGGATCTCCGCAGCTGATCTTCGGCTGCCTTGACGCCACCGTTGAGTTGCTGGAGCGCTTTCGGGAAGAGAACCCCGCGGCCGTTGCGGCGCTGCTGGCGTACGTGCAGCAGAAACGGAACGACCCGAGAATTAACGGGTTTACGTTATACTATCGCAAGACGGCGCAGGAACCGTTGCGTAAGGTCAAGATCCCATGAGCCAACCAGATCCGGCGCAGTCCAAGCTGTATTTCGGCAACCGGCATCAGGCCCTGGCCGACGGCGAGGCGGCGATCGCCATCAAGGTGCGGCTGCGGGATTTCAAGGGTCGCCCGGTGCCCGGTCGCCTGGTCGAGCTGGCCGCCGATCGCGCAGGCGTCGAGATCGAGCAGCCGCAGCCGACCGACAACACGGGCCTGGCGCTGGGCTACGTCCGCGCGACAACGCCTGGGCCAGTCAACATCAGCGGCACCGTGCTGCCAGAGGACGAAGCAGGAAGCTCGTCCATGGCGTTTATTTAACGCGCTTGTGTGAAATGCCAGGGAGGGCAGTATGAGTTGCGACCAGTCTTCGTCCTACGGCGGCGCGATCGATCTGAACGAGACGATCGGGATCAACTTCTACGCCCCCGATCCGCCGGTCACGCCGCCCAACGGCAGCGGACGGCGCATCCAGCTCACCTGGAGCGTGAGCCGTTACTACTTCCACGGCACTGACGGCGTGCGGGTGCGCATCGAGGCGGCCGAGGCCGCGCTGATGCCCGACAAGGTCTTCGCGTATTTGCTGCTCCCCATGAAGCCCGCGGCCGGTGAGCGGGAGGGCGCGTTCAGCCACATCTGTTCGCCCACCGACCTGGCCGAGTATCCCGAGGACGATCCGCTTCCAGGCGTCCGCCCGGAGTTCTTCCGGCTCAACTACGTCGACGTGCAGCTCCGCTCGCGCTCCGAGGCCAAGGCGTTCATCCAGGATGTCTGCGACGACGTGCAGCGCCTCAAGAACACACTCGACCTCATGGACACGCTGCAGACCGGCGGCTCGCTTTGGATCGGCGGCGCACCTGCCCCCGACGTTTCCTCCTCGGAGAGCCTGTGATGACGGAGCTCGCAATCATCGAAGATAGCACGATCCTGACCATGATCCGCAACCCGCAGTTCACCGAGACGGTGCCGTGCCTCTACAACAAGGCCGGGCTGTTCCAGTCGACCGGCGCCGGGTGCGGCAGCTGCGCGCGCAAGCGCCAGGCGAAGCAGCGCGCGGAGCTGGCGCGGATCAAGACGTGCCTCGCGAGCATGAGCTCCGAAAAGAAGATCGCGCTCAAGCAGCTGCTCAACGCGAAGAAGGTGCGAGTCAGCTACGTGAACGCGTCCGGCAACGTGGTGCAGCACACGTTCTAAGCCGCAGCTAAATTTTGACACAAATCACGGCATATAAGGTGTACCACCAATATTGGTTTTGGCGGTACTTCCTTCATGGAGGTTTTTGCCGTGACCACTGTCACCTGGACTGAGCTGGAAACGATCGAAGGGATTATCAACGGGGCCATCATGCCCGAAGCCCTGCCGTTTGCGGCACTCTCAATCGACGAGCAGGCGGCCGTGATTTCTCAGATCGACGACGCCTGCGACGACATCGCCGCCGCGGTCGTCGAGGCCTATCCGGATCTCGACGATCCGGCGCAGCGGAATGAACGCCTCCGCCGCTACAAGGCCGAGGTCGTCCGGCGCCAGGACCCAGCGGTCCGGGCCATGTACGCGGAGTACTTCGACACCATCATGGGTGTCTGTCTCCGGAACGCTTCTGGGCCGCGCGCTTTTGTCTCTGACGAGAGCGGCTGCCTGGATCCTGTCGCGGCCTGAGCTGCGACAAAACTCCTCACCACCCGTTCGTGGCGCGGCTGCGTAGCCGGGCACGAGCATATCTTTCTCTGATATGTTCGTGCTCCGGTTACGCAGCCCCCACGCTAGTTACCTTGTCGCTTTTTCCTTTGCTATCAGCGATTCATGAAGAAACACACGCTTCCCAAAGGGCCGCCTGTCAAACGCCTGCCCTTCAAGATGAAAGCGCCGAACGACAATCTCGAGGCGTACGGTTGGTCGCTGCAGTGGCTGCGCTACCCGGCGGCCGACGACCCGCAAATCGCCGGTCGCCCGGTGTTTCATCTGGCCACGGATCTCAGAACGATCAAGAAATACGGCGTCGACCTGTCGTTCATCGACCCGAAGTACATCCAGTACATGCTCGACCAGCGCCCCGAGATCAAGAAGGGCGTAGAAAAAGTCAGGGCCGCGGGTTACACGCCCGAGGCCCTGGAGAAGTTTCGCGATACGGTCGTCAAGACGTTCGAGAACCACGTCCTGATCGACATCTGCCAGCAGTTCTTCAAGGTTGCTCCGCTCGTCGCCGAGTTCTACGCCGCCAAGCTTGCCTACGAGGGCGTGCATGGCGCGGAAAAGGACGAGGAGGAAGACGAGCCTCAAAGAGAGGCCAAGACCACGAAGTCCCGGCGGTAGCCAACAACCGGGCCGCGCTTGCCCAGAAGCAGCTCGTCGTCGGTCTTGCCGTCGGCGTCGACAGGGTACGGACCGCTGGCGTTTGAGACACCCGGGCGATTCAGCCCAGCCTCGGCGGCCTTCTGCAGTACCATGTTTGCGGTGCTTGCGGCGAGCAGCGGCTCGATGCTTTTGCTCGTCACCACGTAGTCGGCCCGACCGTTCGTGACCTTCGACAACTCATCCAGAATGGAAACACTCATGGAAACCTCCGAGAACCAGGAACTAACCGTAACGCTGGCCAGTCTAGCGCCGATTCTGAAGCTCGACAAGTTGCAACTGCGCTCGGCGGCCCGCGTTTACAACTACGCCGACGAAAGCGCCGCCCTGCCCAGATTCGTCACCCTGCGGTTGCTTCTGACCGACCTCTTGGAGCGGCTGGCATTTTTGAAACCCAGCCAGCGCCAGGCGATTCTGGAACGATACGATCAGGACATCGACGACAACCAAGACCAGTGGGAGACCCTGGCTTTCGCAGACGGCAACTGGGTCACCTGGACCGGCCATTACGGCTGGCTGGACTTAACAACCGGCGACGTCGTGACCGCTCTCCCCGACGCTCCGGTGGAGACCATTGGGTACAATCTGGTGACACTGCATCACCGGGCGATCGCCCAGCTCAGGAAAAGGATTTCCGATGGCCAAGAACATTCTGCAGGAAGCGTGGACCAGCCGTGAAACTTTTGCGACGGTCCTCCTGACTCTCTTCCTGGACCGCTTCGGCATGGAGGCCCTCGACTGGGACCCGGCCACCGTCACGCTGGAGATAGAGGAAGAGTTCGACGTCGATCTGCCGCGGCTGAGCCTCGACAAGCTCATGGTGGCAATTCAAATCCTGACCACAGACCGTTTTCACAAGTCGCTCCCCGACTTCGTGGAATTCTGCAATGTACTAGGCGGCGACACCTACAGCCCCCAGACGTTTGACCCGGCCGACGCCGAGGAGGTCGCCTGGGGGATCACCGAGAGCATGCTCATCGCCCCACCGGACGACGCGGACACCGAGCCGTTCAGCGACGAGATCCGGGCCTACATCGGCGCCGTGCTCGACCAGGAAGGGATTATCAACGCCCCTGACGTCCTGCGGATCGCCCTGCGCCGCGCGCGCATCTCGCCGTCAATCGAGGACTTCTCGGACGACCCGGAGATGTTCAGCGCAGTTTACGGGCTCGAGTCCGCGAAGACCGACGAGATAAATCAAACTATCGTCACGAAGACGCAGATTCTGGCCGCTCAGCTAGCGGCGCTGCAGCTTCAGAACGGAAACACTCAATCAGTCGCCAAGATGCTGCATGACTCTGTGCAGCGCTAGGCAGAAGGGAACATTATGCTCGTCCTTTCTCGCAAGAGGAACGAGAAACTACTCATTGGCCACGACGTGAAGATTACGGTCGTCGAGATATTGCCCGATCGGGTTCGCTTAGGAATCGAAGCGCCAGAGCAGGTGAGCGTGGTGCGCGCCGAACTGGCCAAGAACTGGCACGGCCGCAAGAAGGCCGGAGAAAATGGGGTGGAACGACCGCCTGCCTGACTGTGAAGCAGGCTGGCCCACAGAAGAAGAGCGCCAGTCATTCTTCGACTGGCAGGAATATCAGCATTATTGCGCGATGCTCGACGCGGAAATCGAGCGCGAGTCTGCGCCGCCTGTCCCCGAACGGATGGGCATCTCTTCGCAGACCATTGACCCCGACAGCTTCGAGGGCCTGTCCAAAGATATCTATTCAGACCGCCCCCTCACACCAAAGGAGTTTGCCCATGCCCGCAACCAAGACCAAGGCCAAGACCAAGACCAACACCAAGATCAAGGCCAAGAAGAATAGGGTCGTCGCCCAGATCACGCCTGAGACCCTGCTCAAGGACGGCGGCCTGTTCGACGCCGTGGCGCTTTTGTGCGTCATCTTCAACCGCAAGCCCCGCCGCCCGTGCGTGCGTCAGGCCACGATATTCGCCATCAGGAACATCGCGACCATGCTGCTCGCGCAGGACAAGGACGTGCCGGATCTGATGCAGCTGCTGGATCAAGACGCGCTGCAGGAAGGCACCGGACGCTCAACCACCAGCGAGTTCGTACAGACGTTCGAGGGGAAGAAGGTCGGACGTCGCCGCTGACTTCACAGCGGGCGCCAGCCCCTTCTCGGCCGCCAGGCGGTCGAGCGTCGAGGCCATGCCCCGGTCCAGGGTGGGCACGATCGCCGCGAGCTTGTCGCGGTCGAGGTACACGCCACCGGCCGTGACGGCGTCCGCGAACTCGTCGCCCATCCAAGACCGGACATCGTCCTCGGCGAGCTTCTCGAGATCCTCGAGGTTGTAGACGTTGCCCGTGGTCGTCTCGACGTGCGCCTTCATGAAGTCCGCGGCCACCTTCTCGGTGATCGCGAACAGAACCTCTTCGGGCCGCTCCAGGCCGCCCTCGTCGTAGTAACGGTGCAGGCCGGTCGCCCGGTCGTACTCATCGACCGCGGCGGCCAGCTTGAGCCGCAGCTCCTCGCCCCGGGCTTCCTCGGGGTTGGATTCAACCACGGCGGCCAGCTTTGTCATCTCCGCGGCCAGTTCCTTCTGGCTGTGGGCGACGAGGTTGGCCCGGCCGCGCAGCATCTGGGCGGCCACCTTAGCTGCGCACGCGCCCCGGCCAGCGGCCAGCTCCAGGGTGTCGTCGGCCTCGCTCGTGTCGGCGCCGTACTCGGCCGCCTTCTCGAGGATTTTCGTGGCGATCGTGTGCCGGTCGGCGAAGGTGAACTGGTCGCGGTGCGCCTTAAAGTGGGCCGCCGCGAACTTCACCTCGGTGGCATTGCGCAGGGGCCAGTGGCGATCCTTGTTACCGGCCTCATCGGCCCACACGATGGCGAACTCGCTGTCCGGCAGACTGTTGAGGTCCGCTCCGGCAGCAGCAGCCACCTTGCCGCGGAGTTCCTTCACGAGGCCTGCGATGCCAAAATAGTTGGCAGCGGCGTCAAGCCGCTCCTCGATTTCGGCGGCCTGCTTCTCGGTGAAGGAGGCGCGCTTGTCTTCGAAGAAAAGCGCGCTGAGCCACGTTGCGGGGCCAGTGTGGCACGGATAGAGTTTGTTGAGCGGATCGGCGTACATGTGGCGCTGGAGGTTTTCACCCCCGGCAAGCCGGTCCTGGCTGGCGGACTTCACGAATTCCGGCGGCGGATAGAGAGAGGTCAGCCGATGAGTTTCCCGACCACTGATGTCTTGCGTCTGATCGAGCGGATTTAACATGGCGTCGTTACCTGTTTCCCTGGTCCGCCGACACAATCATCTCAGCGCCCTGTCGGCATTGGGCGTCCTGCCGGAAAAGCCCGCTTTCCCAGCCGTGGTCGATTGTCCTTTCTGCCAGCAGCCCCAGCTCTATCTGTTCGATGACGTGGTGACGGATGGCATCTGGGCGCACTGCGAATCCTGCCGTGCGCATGGAGATATCATAACCTTTGGCTCGTTAATCTGGAACAATAGCCGCGCCGAGGCGCTGGCCCGGCTGGTGGACCTTGGCGCAGCCAGCCAGGGCGAGGCCGACCGTTTGTCAGGGGAGTACTTCCGCGCCATCAACCGCCTGGAAGCCACCGAAGCTTTCTGGGCGCAGGCCAGCTCGCAGGTCTGGAACCACCACGACGACGTGATCGCCTGCCGCCAGCGCGAGCTGGGGCTGGACAGCACGATTGACGCCTGCAGCGGCGTGGTCGGCGTGGCGCACGCGGACCAGGTTGCCGAGTTCTGCCGCGCTGTAGGCCGCGCCCCGCCGCCCCGGATGCGCGAGCACGGGCCGACCCTGGTGTTGCCCTATTACGACCTGCCGGGGCGGTTCACGGGCGTGCTGCTCATCCAGTACAACGATGAGTTCATGTCGCGGCGGACGTTTATCGCGCTGCAGGGCTGCCCGAAGCGCCGCGCCGACGCCGGGTACTTCATGCTTGACACGGTCCTGCGGCCCTGCAACCCGTCGCTGCGCAACTCGTACTTTGTTTCAGACGATCCGTTCTGGGTCATCAAGGCGCAGATGGCGCAGCGCAAGGCAGGCCTGGAAACACTGCCCCTGGCGGCGAGCTACTCGGGCCCCGAGGCGGTCAGCACCGGATTGAACTGGCAGTCGTTTGCCCCCACGCCGCGGTTGTTTCACAGCGCCGTGTTAACGCCCGACGTGATCTCCCAGGCCTGCACCGCCAAGGGTTACGTCTGCGTCCTGCCCCACAAGAACGTCGAGCAGAGCGCCACGCCGATGCGCTCGCTGCAGCGCCTGGCCGTCATTCGGCGCCAGGCGCAGACCTGGCAGGCCGCGCTGGAGTCGGCCCTGGAGCGCACCAACGAGACGGCGGCGCAGTCGTTCGTGACCAAGCTCACCATCGAGCTGCCGCGTCTGCAGAACTTCTTCCAGCAACGCAAACACAACCTGCCGCCGGAGTTCTGCGCCCGGCTGCTCACGCAGATCGAGGCCGCGCCGGGCATTCCAACGAAGGTCTACAAGAAGGCGACCATCATCGAGCGGGACGGCTGCTGGTGGACGCACACCAACCACCAGGTCTGCAACGCCCGCCCGCAGATCCACAAGATCGTCCATTCCGAACAGGGCGAGCGGATGTACGTCGGCACGATCGCAATCAACGGCCAGGAGCTGGAGTTCGCCGACAGCGCCGCACGCATCGAGCGAATCGGGTTGCTGGCGTACGCCGCGCAGCACGCGGCAGCGCACGGCCAACTGCTCCTTTTTGACCGGCACTGGAACGCCAAGAGCCACTTGGCGGCGCTCCGGCTGCATGAGCCAGAGATTGTTCACGTCTCCGGCGAGGCGGGCTGGAACGAACAGGCCAGTCAGTTTTGCTTTCGGCGGTACGCGCTTAACAACGACGGCAGCGTCACGCCTTGCCCCTATCCGCAAATCCAGGCGACGTTACCGGACTTCCCTGAGCCGATCGAGGTGGCACCGGTGACGGTGCATCACCTGCTGACGCCCTCATACGAACACGCCACCCTGTGGACCAGCTTTGCGGCGATCGTCGCTGACCTGCTGGCGCCCGTGCTTGGACAGACACCCGTGGCCAACGGGGTGGTCGGCAGCACGTTCGACACGGCCTTGTCGGTCGGCCTTGGTCTCGACTGCGGAGAGTACCGCTGCTCCAGCTCGCAGCGGCAGAACGCCTCAACCAGCGTGATCGCGCACCTGCGTGATGTGCGCTGGCCCCTGTTTGCGTTCCACGCTTTCGACGACCTGATGCTCTGCCGAACGGTGCTCCGGGTGCCCAGCGGGCCGCTCTTCGCCCGGCTCGCGGAACTGACGGCCCACCTGGCGCCTGGCTACGGCTGGCAGGTGATCCGCGGACCAAGCCTGGACGTTCGCCCCGACCTGTCGGCGCTGCGGTACATTCTGCCGACCTACGTCCAAAGGGCGCTTACCCAGCGGATGCACCTGGCGACGCAGCGGACCAATCTCACAACGGCGGTGCTGCAGGACCTGGCAGGGTGGCTCAAAGATATCTATGGCGCGACGTTCAACGTGGCCTACGCAACCAACAAGCTGGTCACCCCCGACCGGGCCCACGAGGCCCTGATGGCGGCGATCAACCTGGGAATTACCTCCGGCGCGCTCGACGTCCTTCCCCGGCCGCGGCGAAAGGACCAGAACGGCAACTACCTGCTCCGGCAAAAAACAAGCTGGTGGTTGAATCAGAAGGCCATAGATCGTTACTGTATTTCTGCCGGTGGAGTGATTCCTAACTGGGCGGCAGTTACCGAGTTGCTGGCGCACCAGGGCTTGCTGAACGACGAACAGGTCGTCCACGGCATGCCGGGACTGCTGGTGAACCGAGACTGGTGTGATTCGTTCTGGAGCGACTACACAGCAGATGCGCGCGAACTTGGATAGCGACCCGCGGATGTCCTTCGAGCAGTACAACGAGCTTGCCAAGCTCTACGCTCGGTACGACGACGGCCTCGACGACGACTTCGTTGAAGAGGAGTGGCAGTTCGTTCACGAGGACGAAGACGACGAGGACGAAGACGAGGATTACACCCCAACCTCGACGCCGAGCTGGTTTGTCGACGACGAAGAGGACGAGGACGACGAGGATTACGAGGACGAAGACGACGAGGAAGACGACGACCAGGACTGGGACGCCGGAACCGAGGATTACGAGGACGAGGACGACGAAGACGATGACGACTGGTATGAAGCCGACGACCCCGAGGAGTAAACATTCAGACCTTTCTTCCGTACGCCCGCTTTAACAAGTGCGCGTACGTCTTGGACAACAAGCGGTTGTTCAAGCAATCTGTAGAATGCAAACAGATACTTCTGGCGCTCGGCGTATCGGTCGGCGCCCATAAGCCAACGGGCAGCAAGGCCTGGCAGAATCACCCGGCGGTCCGCATGTGGCGCGGACATGAGCTGGCCCTGGCGATCTACTCGGCACACATCGCGCTGGAATGTCGTCGGCGTGGCTACAAGGACAAGCTGCTCGAGGAGTTTCTTGAGGTTGTCCGGCGGCTGCGCAAACCCGACGAGCCCGCGCGTTATCCGCCATGGATGCGCGACTGGGGTATCATGACCAGCCACCGGTCCAACCTCCTGCGCAAGGACAAGGACTACTACACCCGGTTTGGTTGGTTGGTAAAGCCGGACCTTCCCTACAAGTGGCCTGTACCATGAAAGAATTCCTGAAGGGCATGGCGCGTTGCCTTGACCTTTTCGGCCTGCTCGACGATCCAATTGATCTGCCGGAAACCGATGAAGAAGCGTTTGAACGCGATCGCCAGGCGCTGCAGCAAGATTGGCTAACTGTAATGCGCGATATCCACGGACCAGGCTGGACACCGGAGAATACTGATGAGCTGGATCGTAGTTGACGTAGAGGCCGACGGGCCGATTCCGCCGGAGTTCTCGATGATCTGCTTCGGTGCGGTCGTCGTGGACGAGAACCTGGACAAGACGTTCTACGGCGAGACGGCGCCGATCTCGGAGCGCACGAACCTGGCAGCCGCTGCGATTAGCGGGATCTGCCGGGCGCAGCACGAAACGTTCGAGGATCCGGCGGCTGTTATGGCTCGGTTTGCCGAATGGATTCGCGCCAGCTCTAAGGGCCGCCCGATCTTCGTGTCGGACAACCCGGCTTTTGACTGGCAGTGGATTAACTATTACTTCCACAAGTACCTGGGCGAAAACCCGTTTGGCTATTCGGCCAGGCGAATTGGCGATCTGTACTGCGGCTTGGTGAAAGACCCGTACGCGCGGTGGAAGCACCTGCGCAAGACTAACCACGACCACAACCCAGTGAACGACGCCAAGGGCAACGCCGAGGCGCTGCTGGCGATGCGCAACCTGGGCCTACCACTAAGGTTTTCATGAGCCTGAACTTGACCATCCAGACGCTCAAGCACGTGCCCCTGCTGGACGTGTGCGCCGAGCTGCCAGAAGAACTTTTTGAATTTGTCATGGAGCGCCTGCACGATAGCGACTTGTCCTGGGGCAGCAACGCTAACACGTTTGCGTACAAGAGCCACCTGCGCTATGTAATTGAAGCTGCCTGGGTGGACTGGCGAAGCGACGATGACAAGGATCCTGATATGCTCGTCGCCCACAGCGCCTTTCGAGACGCGCTGGCCGCCCTGGACGCGCTTCCCAACGACGTGTTTATTTCTCTGGGAGGCTGACGTGGAAACCGTTGAGCACGACAATTATCAGGTCTCTGAACGCGTCGTGCTCGTCAAGGGCGACGTGTTCCGGGCTAGCGGCGGGCCGTACTACGTCATGCGTGACGAAACCGGCAAGAAGGTAAAATCGTCTATGGCGGCCAAGGGGCCGTTCAAGTTTCAACGATACTGCGCTCGCGGCCGCAAAAAATGGATTGAGGCGATCAGTATCAAGGAAGGCGGGTTCGTCGTGCTGCCGCTGACCAAGTGGCGCACGCTCGACCTGCCGAACTTCGTCAACAGACCGTACAAGATCCTCGGTAAGAAACGCCCACCCAAAAAGAGGTGACGCATGTCTCGCACACGCAAGCGCCCCTACACAGGCTCGAAACGATTCGACACCAGCTGCCGCTGCCACGGCAGCTGCGGTTATTGCCGCAACAACCGGCTGCACAGCACGCAACAGCGGCGCAGCGCAGCCGACGAGCAGCTTCGCGACTACCGCCGCGCGGGCTGAAGTTAACGCGCCTCCGTGCGATAAACTAATTATCGTACGGAGGTGTGCTATGAACTTTGAGATTCGCATCAAAGATATCAATCGGTTGGCGCTCACGGACGTGACGGCCATCATGAGCCGCCTGTCCTGGCCGGACTCTGGTAGCGACAGTTCGATTCAAAAAGAGCTGATTAAACGCTACGTTCACCCAACACCGGGGCCACACCCGCCCATGTGGTTGGCGATGGTCTGGCAAAACGGTTTTTTCGTCAGCTGGGTCGGCACCCGGATGTGGCCCGAGAAGTTCAAGGGCAACCCCGTGATGGCGCAGACGGTCGAGTGCTTCACCGATCCTGAGTGCCGCCGCCACGGGCTTGCCCGGCTGGGGCTTCAAGCGCTGATCTCCGCAGGCCTGTTACATCGCGATAGGATCGTCTCGGTCTACGCCCCAGAGGTCGTCAAGATGGCCCAGCAGTGTGGCTGCAAGACAGTTATCCTCTGCCACCCCGAGGAGGAAACATGAAGCGTTACCACGAAGAACAGCACATCGTTGCGCGGCGAGAGCGGCAGTACGTCTCTGCGCACGAGCACTCCCCGCGCACTCCCGGCCGGTTCCGCAAGACGCACATCGGTTGCAACCGAGCGTCCTGCCAGCTGTGCCACCCCGAGAAATTTCCCCGAAGAATTCCCACCCGCAAGGAGCAGCAAGCTCTGCGCGACCTTAACCCGGAGGAATAATGGGCTCGCACTTTTCGAGCACCACGTTTGACGGCAAACTCAATAGCACAGAATTGCGGCGCCAGTACGACGCCTATATCACCGAGCTCCTGCACGAGCGCGGCACCGACGCCTACAACGGCACTTTGACGACCACCAGCGGTTTGATCATCGAAGACCGTGTTTTTGACACGGAACAGGCGGCCAGCGATTACGTGGCCAGCAACACGCAAAAGTGGCAAGAAGCGCGAGCCGTAAAGTTTCGCGACGTTCGCACTGAAGACGACAAGCAGCCGACCTACAACGGGCAGCCGTTGCGTTTTGGCATCGGATTGCTTGCAGGCGGCGTGACCCTGCGCAGCGTCACGGTGGCGTATGTCGACCGCGCGCGGCACCTCATTCCGGCCGATCAGCTTCCCGCGGCGCACAAGGCCAAGGCCGTTGCGCTGTACACGGACTACTCTGATAAGTCTGCGGCATACACCCGGCTGCGCGGACAAATTGACCAGCTCGTCACGGAAAAGATCCAGAACGTCAAGGCCGAGCTGCCGACCACCGCCGACTACGCCGAACTTAAGCGGTTGCTGAAGCAGCGCAAGCGCGCCTATCTCGCTATGGAGAAGGCCTGCACAAAGATGCAGGAGTTTGATATCAAACAGGCGGCCAAGATTTACAGCACCAAGCAGGTCGACCACGGAATCAAATGGTTCGTGGGCGGCTGGGCTGCCGAGTGACCCTAACCACACACAGAAGGAGAACCTCATGGACCCCGTGAAGCAAATTCAGGACTGCGGCCTCGCCCTGGCGGACGCCGTGAAGCGCGAGATGGACCTCGAGAACCGGCGGCATACTGTCAAGCTGGGCGCGATCGACCGTATCATGAAGTCGGGCGACAACCCGCTCACCGGCAAGGCCCACAGCTACAGCTCGGCCGAGGCGCTGGTCACGACCGACCAGCAGTACGCCGAGTACCTGGATGAGATCGCCAACGCCGTGCGCGTGAAGATCATTGCCAAGGCCCAGTACGACGCGGCCCTCGCGGCGGCCCGGCTCGTGGCTGAGGTGGCGGCGTGACGACCGAAACCAAGCCAGCTGCCGTCGGATTGCAGGCCGTCAAAGACGCCGTCAAGAATTTTGAGCAGGTGCAGAAAAAGTACCGCGAATACGGCGCGACCGACACCGAGCCAGACGCTATTTTCCAGGGCATCCTCTGGAAGGTGATCAACGACGAGGACACCAACATCCCGATGTCCGGCGCTGGTTGGGAGCTGTATGCCAGCAGCATGGACTGCACCGAGGCGGCCGACGCGCTGCATCTGGCTGCGCTGGGCGCCGTGCAGGCGATTTTTGCCTGCCGGATGGCCGATCGGCGCGAACTGCGGAAGTATCTCAGGGACGTGTGCTGGAGGTACAACTAACCATGAACATCGCCATCGCCGAGCGCTGGGTCGAGGCCTTGCGCTCGGGTAAGTACACTCAGGGCAAGAACCTGCTCAAGCAAAAATACGAGTCTGGTCAGATCGCATATTGCTGCTTGGGCGTGCTCTGCGAACTGTATATGCACGACCACCCTGACAACCCGTTTCAGCCCGCGCTGCAGCTTGAAATGCCAAAAGCAGATTCAGACAACGGTGATCGGTACGTGTTTGGCTCTGATTGCGAGATCCCGCCAGCGGCAATTCAGAAGTGGGCGGGCATCTACAGGCCTTCCTGCGTAGAGCTGGCCGAATTTAACGACAGCGGCGAAAGCTTTGACGAGCTGGCCGACCGAATCAGCGAATACGCCGAGCGCCTCTAATGCCCCGCGTCTCAAACAAAAAAGCACGGGAGTACGTGAAGCGCCAGCAGCCGTTTCGCGGCTCGAATATCTTCGCCCGCGATTTGCGCAACGGCGCGTATTGCGTCTGGTCCTACACAGAAGACTGGCCGCTCTATCTGCGCTGGCGCGGTAACTGGTTCGGCAACGACGGCTGGTATTCGCGGACAACGTATCGGCACAAAACGCTGCTGTGTCCCAGCGACAAGGTCAACTGGCTGCCGCGCTCAGTGCTGCAGATGTTCGTGGCATATTGCAACGCAAATGGCTACCAACACCAAAGCTCGCCGCTGAATTACGTGCTCCAGGTTGCCGGGCTCGCCCCGGAAACTACGTCGCCGCCGAGCGAGCTGGAGATCCCCGAGATCACGACGCACCCGGCCCGTACCGCAGTGGACTGGGGCGCGGTTCACCGGCGTCGGCTGATGCCGGTCTGAATAGATATCTATTCAGAACCCGCCGAAGAACCTGTCGCCCAGGTCATCATCGGCCCAGTTGTCCGGGTTCTCGGCGGCTACAGTCTGAGCACTGAGCCGACCGAGCCCGGCGATCTCGGCGAAGTTCGGCAGGGCCTGGTTGATATGCCAGAGCGCGTTCGTGCCGAAGTTCACGCTCTGGGCGAAGTCGTCCGAGAGCAGCACGTTCCGGGTGATCGTGTAGATGTCCCCGGATGACCGCGACTCGGTCTTGTTCTCGATGAGAGACAGGAAGTCGGCGATCAGTCCCGGGTTATCCTGCGCGATCCAGTCGTACTGAAAGAACCTGACCTGCTTGAGCTTGATCGCCTGACAGGTGTACAGGAGCGAACGCGTCTTGTCGAGCGAGTAATGCGCGCGGTGGTTGAACGCCGTGGGTGGCTTGTAAACCATTAGGTCCTGCGCCGCCGAGCGGCACAACCGAATCGCCATGACCCGGTCCAGGTTGAAACCCGCCTGGACCATCACTGTTTCGCGCACGGTTCCGGCGCCGGTGTAATCGTGCGTGACAAAGTCGCACCGAAACATCTGCGAGTACTTCATGCACTCGACAGCTTCGGCCAGGTGTTCGCCGCCCAACATGAGCCGCTTGCCCCAGAGCACGTCGATCACGCCGTCGTGGCGGAAGCCCAAAATCGAGATCACCGTAAAGGAAACGCCCTCTTCGCCGCCGCCGCCCCAGTCGATTGCCAGGATCCGATGCTTGTATTCGTCAAGATCTTTGAGGCACTCGGGCTCAGGCTCGCGCTTGTTCTCCCAAGGGAGCAGGCAGGCATTGCGCAGGTCGGTCTCTGTGACGAGCTTCTGCCCGGCGTCAATCGATTCGCCGAGCACCTCGTTGTAGAACTGCGCCTGCGTGTAGTTAAAACCTTCGCGCTTTTGAAGCAACGTCGCCCACTTGTCGGGATCGGCGTAGTGGAGCGGCAGTAGCAACTGCGGCACGTGATAACCCGCGAAGTTCCATCGGCGATCCGGATGCCGATGCACCCAGCGGCCGTGCCTCGGATTAATCGGCTTTTGGCACTTGGCGCAAACCGTGGCGGGAGCCTTCTCGCTGATGTCGTCCCGGTATGGGCCGATCATTGCGTCGAGGTCGTGCTCACGAGACGGGATGTTCCAGTGCCGACAGTGCGTGCATGGAATGAACCACTCGGCCGCCGAGCTGCGCTGGTACAGACCCTCGAGCGGGTTGTCCAGCGTCTTCGGAGTGCCAGTGAAATGGCTCATCGCAAAACGGGAATACGACATCGTCTCCTGGATAATCGGAATGTGGTCGGGGTCCATGTCCTGGACTTCGTCGATGCACATCCGGTCGCTGGACACACCGCGCACCCGGTCCGCGTCGAGCATCGCGTAGCTGAACAGCATCATGCTCTTGTTCTTGAACGAACGTTGAAGCACGTTGTTGTCGGTTTCGCTGCCGCACCACTGCGCCTTGATCGGGCTCTGCTCAATGAAGCTCCGCACGTAGTTGTTTGAGAAGCGGCGGATCTGCTCAAAGAGCGGCGTGACGTACAGCGTTTTGAAGAACGGAATCGAGTTGGCTACCACCACACCATGCGCCGCCAACGAGGTGGATTTTGAAAGCTGGCGCCCCGTCTTCCAGACCTGGCTCTTTGGCATCAGCACCCTGAACAGGGGCGCAAAGGGAAAGTGGTCGTGGATCGAGTACGGCTTGCCGTTCAGGTTCAGCACCAACGGTAGGATTGGCTCCAGAGACGGAAACGCACGCTGCTCGGCCAGCGCCTTGAGCACCTGCGTCCGCTCATTTGCAGACTTCTGGTCGGTCACGTTAATACCGGCCAGTTCTTCAAGCAGCGCCCGAACCCCGGTACCGGGAACTTTGTGCGCTGCAATATCTAGCGGGTTCACCGCCCGCGTATCTATCGATGGTGACATATGTCTCAATATCAGAACGGCGGTCGTTATCGCCAGTCAAAAAACGAGGGCGAACTGCAGTGGCTCGAAGACGGAATTCATATCCTGTTTTTCGTCGTCGGGGGTTCTGTGTCAACTTTGTTGCGTTGTTTGACGACGTTTCTTTTTGGCGCTCGCTAAAAAGAGGCTGTAACAGCCGCTGCGCCTGGATGAGTATACTCAAGGGTGACTTGTCCGGGTCTTTTGGAGAACAAAGCATGGCAAACATTGGGCACAGTGCAAAGCTGTATCAGGAGCGGCGACAACCGCAAATTCGGCCAACGCTGCGCGGGCCTGGCCCGCAGATTTACTTGCCTGATAATGCGGCAAACCACCTCAAGTTAGAAGCGCCGCTACCGCTTCCCACACTGCTTCGCGATGAGCCTTGCAACCCGGCCGACACCAAGACGCAGGTGTGGCCACATGGAGATGAATACGCACCGTGAGTAACTCGACGGAATTTGTTGGTTCTTTTCTTTTTATTGGTGGCGGATTATTGGCCGTCAGTACGCTCGGCTGGCTTTGCGGCATTCACACGTTTGTTGACTTTCTTGCCGCTGGTTTTGCGGTTTATATGCTGTTGCGGCTAACAAACGCTTTGGATGCCCAAAGCGCGCGACACCGGAGGTAACCATGCCCGCGCTGTTCGATTTTTGCGCGGTGGTCTTGGCAACGGGAGCAATTATCGAATGCTGGCACAAAGGTTCGATCTTTGCTGATTTGCGCGCCCGGGCTCAGGCGCTCCAAGACGTGACCGACCCAGACACGATCAAAGGCAAACTGCTGGAGCTGCTGATGTGCCCGTTTTGCAAGAGCTACCACGCGCCGTTTTGGTTGCTCGGTGTGCTCTTGCTGTCCGACTGGACGGGCGCTACGATCGGCCTTTTGGCGCGCCTTGTGATCTACTCGCTCGCGGCGACGCGGGCTTCAAATTTGTTGGACGGTTTTTTGCCGCCCCGTATGCGTTACGACCCGCCTTTTGAAGGAGAAACCTATGTCCCAGTCCGAGAATCCGTCGGAGATTCAGCCCGAACGCCTGCCGTTTGACGTCGAGCTGTACAAGCGCGCCGAAGAGTTTTGCAACGCCGCGCTGACTGCCGTGCCCGAGCTGCACGGCATCGCTATTGTCCCGCTTTGGAACGGCCCCATGACGGAAGCACCACCCGGCATGGTCCGCTTGCGCAACCCGCAGCCGCCCTACCTCCCGAGCCTGATGCAGCTGCTCAAGCGCATGGCTGCGTTTAACGTCGAAGTTCATCGCGACCTGGTAAATCAGCTCCAGATGTACGACCGTTACGCCGCTGAGCTGGCTCAGCAGATCAAGGCGCGACAGGACGAGCTCGCTGCTGCGCAGCAGGCAGGTTCAACCAATGCCTGATCCAAACCAATTGACTACCGAAATCAGCGTCGGCGCCGACAATGAGACGCTCGTCGATTTCCTGGAAAACCAATACGGGAAACTCGAGGCAGGCGAGGCCCGCGCCGCGTTGGAGGATCAGTATTCAACCGTCTGGAATGAAGACGAGTTGCAGGCTGCGTTTTCGGTGCACGAGATCGTGCCGCCGTACGTTTACGTCGTTCACAAAGAAAGCGGCCAGACCGGCACGCTGATTTACGTGGACAGCCCGCGGTTCTACTTCCTGTTCAACCCCGAGATCAAAAATGGCGAGTGAAGGACGGCACCACTTCGACACCGGCGCAGTTCGTTCGGCGGACGTCGACGAGGAGCGCTGGGATCTGATCAGCCCGATCGGCTTGCGGGCCCTGGCCCGGACCTATGCCGAGGGCGCCCGGAAGTTCGGCGCGAACAACTGGGAGAACGGCATGCCCGTCACGGACCTGCTCAACCATGCGCTCGCTCACGTCTACAAGTTCTTGGCGGGCGACCGTGCGGAAGACCACCTTCCCCACGCTGCTTGGAACATCCTGGGCGCCATCCACTCGCTGGAGCAGTGGCCGGAACTGAATGAGGGCTTGCTGCGTGGGCCAGGCTGTACTTGCCCGCCCGCCGCCGCGGAGCTCTCGGCTAACGGTGAAAAGATATCTTTGGGCCCGGATGAGGTCAGGCAGCGG